TGATAGTCTCCAAATACTCTCATTTTAGGAGTAGATGTACCAGCACCAGCAACTTGATTCTCTGCTAATGATTGGTCAAATACCTCTCCCATTACTGGGTAAGAATTTCCCTTCGTTGCTAAATCTTCATAGTACAAGTTACTGTTACCTGAAGCCATTTTATATTTACCACCAATAAAGAAACCATGCTTCTTTACTTCAATGTTTTTATTTGCCTCAAGTCTATCCGTAATTGGATTATACTCAAAGTATTCTGTTACGATAGGTTTTGTAATTTGTACTTGAACATAAGCTATTACAGCATCACGATCCATTCCTAAAGTAGCTACAAGATCTTGCCCTGCTTCATTCTGAATACGATTGATATTTAATCTACGAAAAAATACTCTGTAATCAGTAGAGCTGTTTCTTTTAAATACTCGGTTTGATTTTATTTGTATTCTGTCTGTTAAGGTAGGGTGTGCGTTAACTGTCAATGAGCCGATTTCTTTGTTTCTAACTCTTGAACCTTCAAAACTAACCTTACCTGATTTAAGTTCTGAAAATATTTTTATTTTTCCCATTGTTATTTGTTTTTAGAATTGAATAAATAAGGCCATCTCATTCATTGATATTGTTCCAGCTACATCAGATTTTATTTGAAATCTAATCTTACCCGCATCACCTGCTGCGTTAGTGTTGATAGTGTCTCCTATAAAGAACTGTACACTTACAAGGTGAGGATATTCTTCATCAGCTCCAGACTCCATTGCGAGTCCTGCTGCGTCAATTGGAAAGTCTTCAGCAGGCAATGCCGCTGAGTGTCTTTCTAAGAATATTCTTGAATCTAATCTTCCTCCATCTTCATCTGGCTCAAAAGTTAATGAAGCTCTAAGGGTACAAGAAGAAGATTCTTGAAGTCCTTCTAGTAAAAATACTATTGGATCTCCTTCTGCTCCAGTACCCGAATGGCCTACAGAGTTAGCTTCTTTCATTGTCGTAACTCTTTCGTCAGCAATACCCCCTAAATGTACTCCACTAACTGGAGCTTGAATTGTCATTACTACATCTTGCCATATATCTACCTGCTCTACAGGTATATCTATAGAAGTTCCTGTTGCATCTCCAAAGTATACTCCAGAAAGTAATCCGTAGTATCCTTGTGCATTTTGTTTAGAAAATTCAAGAACTTCTTGAAGCTCTAATTTAGTAGCGTCATCTATACCGCTAATTTCTACAGGTATTTGATCTCTACCGGCAGCAAAGGTTTGGTTGGTATCAGTACATACGTATATTGATCCAACAGGAAGGATGTGGGGTATATCAGCCACTTTTCCGTAAAATTGATTTTGTACTTGTTTCATATTATTGTTTTGGATTTTATATTACAAAAAAAATGGGCTAAACAAGAGTCTTATAGTTAGTCTCCTTGTATTTTGCCCACCTCCTTCAATGTTATTTATTATTTATTTGTTTGTGTCTTAATTGTCTTTTTTATTTTTAAATCTTTCTCTTTGATAGCAATGTTGTCTCTATGCTTTTCCATGTCCTGATCTAAACCTCTGTTCTTTATTCCCAGCTCAGCTTGAAACTTTATAAGATCTTCTTCAGTGGTATCTTGCTCAACACCCCTTTCTTTGCTTATGATGTTTAGCCTTTCTGTTTCAGCAGCTAGTTCCGCAATGTATCTTTTGGTTTCATCTTCTTGCTGGAAGTTAGCTTCTTCTCTTGCCATTTCAGCTTCTTGCATTTGTGCAGCTTGTTGTTGTTGTTGCTCAAATTGTTTTTGCTGTTGCTCACCTTGCTGTGCCTGAGCCTCTTTCATTTTCTTCTCATCTCTTTCTATCATTCGCTGAACCTCTCTTACGCTAGGAGAATTGTATATCTTCATTGCGGTAGAGAATGATAACATCTGATTCTGTAGCCCCATCTGAACCATAGAGTCAAGTCTTTGTTCCATTTGATTTATAGAGTTGTCGTTAGACATTTGTATTCCGTACTCTTCTTCAGCAAACTCATCTCCATCAATCTCCATTAACTGCTTTGTCATATCGTCAGCAATGTAAGCAAACTTCTTGCTATTACCTTTTAATGCAATTTTTGCAGTCTCTATAAGTATCTGGAAACATCTTTTCTTGCAAAAGTCATGCATGTTAAATAGTTCCTCTGTAATGTGGTTTGACTGACTAACAGCTCTTTCTATACCACCTACAGTCTCTCTGTTCTCAGTCTGACCAAGTCTCTGTCTAGATACTCCTGTAATCTCATCCATCTGTGCCTTAGCAAACTCCATCATTTGTATGTGGGTCTGGATAAAGTCACCAACTCTTTGTTCAAGAACTTTACCAGTAGTGTTACCTACTGATCCCGCAAGCTTACCTTTTGCTTGACCTCTTTGTCCTTCTTTAAAACTATCTACTACAGATATACCAGACTTGCGTGCGAAGTATAACCATTTTGTAATAGACCAGTCTTTAGGTATTTTTGCAACATCGAGCTCTATAATAGACCCCATGTACTTAGCCATTGCTTCATTCACTCTGAACCATGATATGTCATACAGGTATTGGAATGGTTTAGCTCTGTCTACTAAAGATACAGCTTGTGCATCATTTGTATTATATACTTGACCAACTATACCACAAGAATTGAAGCTTGGTTGGTTAAACTTATTGTATTGTATTTCTCTAGGCTTGATCTGTACGTAGATGTCTTTACCTATCTTAACACCTTTCCACCATTGGTTTACCCAGAATTTCTCCCAAGTCTCTCCCATGTTTTTGTCAAGGATGTAGTTTTCATCTCTGTACTTTACTTGCTCTTGGCCTTGCTCGTCAATGAATGTAACCTTGTACACACACTTCTTAGATTTCCAGAACATTCGTAGAACTCTTATGTTACCACTCCCATCGGTGTAAGTACCTTTTCCTTGAGCTCCATTCCATACTCCAGATGCATCTAAGAATGCATTTATGTTTTCTCTCTGTAGTATTTCGTAACCTGTCTTGTCATCAATTTGCCAGGACTCTCCGTCAGAGTCTTTTCCACTTGATCCTGTAAATCCTCCACTTTCTAGATCTAATACTTCTTTGTCTTTTAGATCTTGATAGAATGTATCTTGTATTTTACCAGGACTCCAGTAATCATCAATAACTATAACATCAGCATCTTCCATTCTGTTAGAGTATCCTGATCTAAGCGTGTAAACCTTATGTGGGTTTAGCTTTTCAAATGTAACCTCTCCATTAACTATATCAAAAGCATAAGCTTCTTCTCCGCCAATAAGTGCGTCTTTGAATCCTTGCTGGAACTTATTCTTCATGTCAAGTTCAGCTATGTAATGTCTTATCAGTAAGTTAGCTCTTTTTTCTCTAATGTCCTGGTAGTCCATGTTAATGTACTCAGCAAAATCTTCAAGTTCTTTAGCTATCTCTTCTTCTGATCCACCTTCTGCTTGTAGCATCATCTGAATCTTTTCGTCAATCATTGCCTTCTTGTCTGTCTTTATTTTAGACAATGTCTCTGGATTGGTAATAGTAGCAGACCAGTCGAATTTTCTTCTAGACTCTTCTCCAACCAGTACATTTACTCTTGGCGTGATTATAGGGTAGTGCTGTATAGTGTCGGGAACATAGTATTGTTCCATCTCGCCTGGGTTAATAACAAGCTTTAAATCCTTCATGTCTATAATTCCGTTGTATAGATTCTGATTTATTACCTTGTCCTTTATCTTCTTTCTAGTAGTCTCGCTACCTAAGAAGCTATTATTGTCAGCCCAGTCTAAGTGCTCTTTTCTCCAAGCAGTATTTTTCTTTCTAAAAGAAAGCTTTTGTCTTGGAAATGTTTTAATTGATGACATATTTTATTTTTTACAAAATTACGTTATTATATATTTTTTTTACATTATTCTTTATAGCTCAAATGTTATCTTTCTCCTAAGACTCCAGAGTCTATAACTCTTTGCCAATTCTTGTCAATAAAGTCATCTCCTGTAGCATTAAAGTGATTATCTCCATTGTCTCTTTCGTCATACTTATCTATCAGTTTAAGCCTGTCTTCTCTGAGTATCATAACCATATCCATAGCAGAACATCTATCAAAGTTACCATCAGGATTCCAAGCTATACATTCTTTGATGTACCCTATACTTCTAATCCTTCTAAGGTTTGGCACACTAACTACTACAGCTTCACCTGTAACCTCGTCAATAGTGTCCTGCTCATACTGAGATAACATCCACTGTCTTTGCAGTGTTTTACCTAGCTTTATTACTTCCTTTGTTGTTCTAGTACCTTTAGCTCTGTTTCCATGAAGCACAGACTTAACGATGTCCATGTCTCTAAGTATTTCTGGCGTATCAGAAAGCAAGTACAATGCATTAGCATTAGAGAAGTAACTAAACATTCCTTTAAGGTTATTCTCGTAGTTTGTTCTAGCATTGTAGAACTTAGTTAACCTAAGACATGTCTCGTAAAAGTCAGATGCTAATACAGGTCTTCCTGTGTATTCGGCAACTATCTTATCAGTCCATAAGTCAAATATCATTATTGTAGCTAACGATCCATTTACTGTGTAATCATTATCTACAGGATCGACACCACCAATATACCTGTCGGCATACACTTGATTGTTTCTATCCTTGTGTGGCATTTCGAATATCTCTATAGCTCCGTCAGAGTCACCACCTTTCACTGTGAATGGGTAATCCCTGATAGGAGTTATGTCGCCAACACTGTTCCAGATTACTCCGCCCATGTTGTCAGCAGATAATCTACCCACCCAGTGCTCGTCAGTGAATCCTTCTATTCTAGGCATTATTTCTTCTAGTAAATCTCTAAGATCTGCTACAGGGAATGCTGACCCTTCTTTTCTCATTATTGCCTCTTGAGGCGTGATAGGGTGTTCTGCCTTTAGCTGTATAATAGCATTAGGATCAGAAGCACCGTACTTTGTTTTTATTCTGTTTTTTACTGTAAGTATAAGTGCACCAATAACATCACTGTTACCGTCTTTGTCATACTTGCCTTTAAAGTTCATGTATGTCCCAAAGAAAAATGCACACCTACCCTTACCTCCGGTGTTCTTGTCAAACACGTTAGGAAGGTCTTGTATGTTGTAACCTCTTGAGTTATAGAAGATTTCTTCTAAACCCTCAAAGGCTGCACCTTCAGTACCACCTGTACCATAGGCATTCATTAATCCAAAGGCAAAACCATCCTCTTCTACTGATGGTCTAGCAATACCCCATGCGGTTAGGAAGTTATCAAACTTACCTGCTTCCTCCCATTCTATGAGAGACCCCCTTTTACCACGGGCTTTTTCTGCATCATTCTTTAATGTAACACCCATAACTTCGTTAAGAGTACCTACATCAGTTCCTGACTTATTATCTTTCCTACCCATCTTCCATTGCATGTCATTCATAGAATCCTTTAGGGATCTGTTCCCTGGGAATCCAGTATGGACTGCACAAAAGTCTGCAATAGCAATAAACTTGTTTAGAACACCATCCTTAGTCAAGTATTCTTTTTCATTTGCTATAGCGTAGGACTTTATTTTCTTTCTTGCGTGCTCGTATTCTCCTACAATAAAGTTTCTTCCTAGTTTTGATCCACCTTTAAATGAAAAACCAGAACCCCTTTTCTTTAGAGTAGCTGTGTGCTTACCTGCATTTCTTGCTTTTTCTAAGTAATGAAAGAATAAGTAATCTCCGTCATAAGGATTAGGGAAGTCTTCTACCCTACCTGCCATCTTAGTACCCTCTACGGCATCTACTTTTAGTATTGGCGAGTAGTTCCAATAGAAGTATAAGTATCCAGGGATCCATTCTCCATCGCTTTCTCTTACTAAACCTTCTCTACATCTTCTAGCCTCTTCTTTCCAAAACTTAAAATATTCACTATTTGGGTTTCTATTCTGGGTAAGCAAAGAATATGTTCCGTGCTTTTGAAAATGCAATGCTGCACTCCTAAAGAAATCCATATCTTCTAGAATGTGCGGGTTGGTAATATCAACAATAATCCTTCCTTCAGGATCTAATTCTCTTTTCTTAGACTTAGAGTCAATAGGCTCTAGCTCATAGAATGGATTGTTCCATCTATCTAGATCGCATGCTCTTTTTCTATCTGTGCTAGATAGGTTTTGTATAAACTGTATGCTATCTATAACATCTAACAAGTCTCTTCTTTCCTCTTGTTCAAGAGAATTCATTAGCTCATCGTCTAGCTGTGTCTGGTACTTGTTGTATATTCTTGTTTCCATTATATACCCATATCATCAAACACACCGGTTTGTCTGTTACCAGACTGTGTCTTAAGTTCTTTTTCTTTTATAACTTCTTCTTCTATCTGGTTAAGTGCTTTTACCAGCTTAGGTATTTTCTCTACAGCACTAACAACCTTACCTATGTCAAAGATAGGCTTATTTGTTTTTAGATCTCTTTCATTAACATCAACAACGTCAAGGAATGTAGATATCTTTTGCACAACACCTCTTGTACTTCTAAGCAACTTTGTTGAGGTTGTCTCAGATAGTTTCTTGTAGTATTCTATAGCGTCCTCTATGTAGTCAGGGCGTTCCCAGTCATTTGGTAATGCATCCATGTCGCGACATATAGCCTCGTGTCTTTCATTCTCGTCAAGAATGTACTGGAAGTCACTTCTGTCATCACAGATGTAATAAACATAAGACATCTCTGCTACAGCATTAACTTTTTCTTTATCTTTATCATTGTCCCATATCTTTTTAAATGGGGTCAACAGTAGTGCCTGCGGGCTAAATACTACCTGGTAATTCTTTATTTCAAAAATATTCATATCTCTCTCCTTTTGTTCTTTTGCGAATATACAAAAAAAAACCCACTCTGTCAAGTGGGCCTATAATAATAATTGCATTATTTTTTGCTTCTTGATCTTTTCTTTGTTATTGGTAAAGATTTTTCAAGCATATTGTACTTTACTGTAAGTGACCTGTACTCTTGTAGGCCTGTCTCAAAATTGCTTTTAAGTCTCCAGTTTTCTCTTTTAAGGCATTCTGCATATTCTTCTTCCTGAGCTAGTTTACCTCTAAGATAAACCACTACTAGCTGTTCTCTTCTTAGTTTCTTTACGTAAAAGTAAATAAGTCCTAGCAGTACGCTAAGGAATAAGATGAGGCCTGTAAATTGATAAATCATAATAGTTTTTTTTAATTATTGCTTAATCTGGTAAATATACGTATAATATATTTACCAGCCAAACATTAGAGGGCTTAATCGATTAAGTGCAAATATATTCGATTAAAAGATAGCACACTCTGTTAGTAGTATCATTCCTGCTGCTGAATTAGCACTTTCTAAAGCTACTCTTGTAACTTTTAACGGATCAATAACTCCTTCATCTTTCATTATAGCATACCTGTCTAGTTTTGCATTATATCCCCAGCCTTCCTCAAGAGCTCCAACATCAGCAAGAGTAACATCGCCACTCTTACCAGCATTTTCTGATATAATTTTAACAGGCCTTGCTATTGCCTCCTTAATAATTTGTGCACCTACATTCTCATCACCCATCAACAATGTAATTGCTGATCTAGCTCTAAGAAGTGCAGATCCACCTCCATCTACTATTCCTTCCTCTATTGCTGCTCTTACTGCACAAAGTGCATCGTCAGCTCTGTCTTTCTTTTCTTTTGCTTCTGTAGGAGAAGATGCTCCAACATATACTACAGCTACACCACCAGATAGCTTTGCTATTCTTGATCTAAGTTGCTTAGCCTCATGCTCTGAAGATGCGTCTTCTACTTTTCTA